AATCGGAGGTCCCCATCAGGGGACCACTGATCCCCCTGCTATGCAGACAGTCACCTGTCTGCACGCGCCATACGCACCTCCTACAAGGAGGTGCTGGCACGCCAGCCGCCTCTCTTCTTATGGAAGAGAGGTAAGCATTTGGTCACTCACCTGTCCGTCTTGTTACGGATCAAACAGGCGAGTGCCACCCAAGAGTGATGCTGACGTCTTGGGGGCGTCCAGAACGTACCAGATGTTCTCTGTCAGCGAAAGGCAAGTCGCCGCGTTTAAGGAACACCTTGAGCAAGGCGCCCAGACCATCCACCTCGCGGTGGGGAAGTCTGGCCCGAACCACATAACCCCTGACCAAGGGGCGCTGCAGGTTCGGATCGTGTCTGTCGACATCGAAGCCGAAGGCTCCGTAGTCGCCGTTGACACGGCCCAGCACGGGAGATTCTTTGGTGACCAGCGGGTAGTATCGAAGGATGCTACCAACGAGGCCATCAAGGAACTCTGTTGTTTTCCGGAATCCCATCTCATAAAGATGGTTTCGGAAGGAAACAGCAGAGAGAATCTCCAGCACGTCCTGCCGTCCGGTAGGAAGATCACGTCGGAGTTTGGTGTATGACACATCAAACCCATCGTAGAACTCCTTGCCGCAAGACTCTCTGAACTTACCGGTCCAGAAAGACTTGTCCTTGTTCACCTTGATGCCGAAAGCCTCAAGGTAAAGGATGACGGTTGGCACTGTTTCTACGGGGACAATGATGTCGTCCCCGTAGACTCGCACCCGGCCCGCGTACTTCCGTATGGAAGCGCGGGTGAGTGGTTCACTGTGCATTGACTCGATCGCACAGAAGATGATGGATAAAAACACCATCTCCTCGATCGGGAAAGTCAATGCAGAACCCATCGACGCGAACTTGGCAAGGCGTATAACGCCGTGCTCAGGTACATCAGCCTTCCGGCTCCTACACGCATCAACTGCCTCTCTGAGGTGGCTGAAGCGGGTAAGTAGGAGCCGTACGTGCTGATAGGAGACGCGATCCGATGCCTCGCTAAGATCTAGCGTGGCAAGCTCACCATTCAGTGAGCCCATGCGAGCCAGTTCCCGGTTAGGGTTCTGGTCTTGCTTTCGGACGAACAAAGGCACCAGGTCATCGGTGCTCTTTGCTTCCTCGATCGCCTCGGCCAAACCTTGCTGCACATACTGCATGCAGGTTGGTTCGATCGCGATCAATCGTGGCGTCTTCTGCGTCTTCGGTACAGGAGTGACCTTCACAGGTCGCTCCTGACCAGGTTCCAAGATGTCAACGCTCTGGACGGTTTTCCAATGCCGAACAGAGGGGATGAGGTACTCCGTGATAGGAAATACCTCATTCAGCCGACGGGTCCACTCGACCTGGTCGTACTTCTCGTTTCCGAGAAGTCCGTCCGCGGTAGAGCCAGGACCGTGTTTGGGGATGATTTCTCCGTGGACCACCTTTTGGGTGACCTTGGAGAACACGTCCGCAAACAACAACGAAGAGATTCGGAGGAACTGATCTTGACGATCAACCCCCAAAGCCCTGTCGGCCATCTTGACATCGTGCTCAGTGCTGATGAATTGGGAGAGAGCGGCCTTGGTGCGCTTTTTGGCGCATTCCTTGACCATCTTTCCACACATCAGTGTGATCTGACGTACAGCGAGTATCGCCGATGCGTCAGGCTGAGCGAGCAGTGAACCAGTGTTGAGGTCGAACACTCGACCGGTGAAACCCGACAGAAATGCCGGGAGCCACCCTCTCTTATCCTTGTGAAAGGATAAGAAGAGACTGCGGTCTACCTGACCTCGGGCAAGACTTTTTTCGAAGTCTTTTCCGAAGCTGGGCAAGGTGATGGAGAGAAACTCCTCACCTTCGTGTTCGTACCTGCTCAGGATTGTTTTGAAATCCTGAGCGGTGCTGGTGCAGCATCTGCTCCCCAATTCATTGAGGAGCTCACGGTAGAGCAGCATGAGGCTTTTCAAGCCTCCCTCCTTTCGGTGGGTAGTGCTTCCTTGCTTCATGACTCTACCAATCCTCCTTGAGAGGATCAGACCTGGTGACGTCCCATCCGTGGGACAATCATGCAGATCTAACAGTCAGCGGTCTGTGCAAACAGCTCCTAGCTCTCGTTTCCGAGAAGCTTGGTGATGTTTGCGCCGGTCGAAGCGGTCAGGTATGCCGTCAAGGCATCCCCAATCTGCTTCGCTTCGGCGACCGTGTACCCCACTTGGGGTACATCGAAGACCACGTAGGCCGCCATGGAATACCGGGCGTTGGTTGTACCAACGAACGGATCCGCGGCGATCTTAGCGTGGTCGATTCGGAGGGTGTGCCTCGACCGGTTTCCCTTTGTCGCCTGATGGGCGATAGAGAGCCGGACAAGACCATCGTTGCTCTGGAAGATTCCAGACGACGGCCCGATGCCGATTCGCGGAAGCGAAACGGCAACCGAATTGATGGTGACTGACTGAGGATCGGTGTACGCCATGAAGCGCTACTCTTTCGTGTGGATCTCGATGGTGGATCTCATCATCGAGGGTGGAACAATCTGTTTACTATAGCAGTTGCTATAGCACCCAGAATTGCTCAGGCGAGTCGAATAACCAGTTCTTGGTTATTCGAGCGGATCTCCTTGTGAGATCTCCGTCTTCTCGTCATCTGCCGAACCTGGAGATACCAAGCGCGGCGAGGATGGCTGTCTGGAATGGTGTAACACCATCCCAGTCAAAGCCAAACCCGTAAGGCGTGGCCTTGAGGCGAACTTTGGATTTGGTTCCAAATTTCTGCCAACAAGGTCCAGGGATTGAACCCTGCAGGATGTGGTGATCCACAATGGAATCTTCTTCCATTATGTACCCACGTCTCATGACGAGGCCGTCCTTGTTGAAAGCTGAGAGATTCTTCATGACATCTCCCAGATTCCAAACCCATTCGGCCAGCCAGGACCAGCCGGTAAGCTGGTAGACGGTGTCTGGAGTTAACTCCGTTCCGAGAACCTTATCACTAAGGTCTAGGAAGTACTTCTCACGCTCCCACGCAGTTTTACCTGCGTCGGCGTAGTAAGTGTAGACACCCTCGAACCAGATCCGCTTTTCCGTTGTACGGAAAACGGTTCGCTTACCGGTGTACTTTCCACCACTGAAGTAGGCCTGTGTAGGCCCGACCGGCAGGTACGTCGCATCTTGCGGCGCCTGCGTGATCGTAGTGGTGGAAAGCGTTGGAAACTGATAGCGGCGGAAGATATTCTTCCCCGCCTCCTTCAGAAACGCCTCGATAATGCGATCTGCATTATTCGCGGCGTTCGCGATGTCGACTGCATCCTTTATTGTAGGGATCCAGCCGAAGACGAGATTGAGGAATTCATCCCCAGTATCGCCGGGCCTAAAAGACCCATGTCGCAACGCTTTGAGAGGTATGTGAGGGATTCCCTCACGTAACTCTCCTAGCGCACGAAGGAGACCCGCAACCGGATTGTTCGGCACTGTTCTGGCGATTGCAGTTGTACCCGAGGTGACTAGTGTAGACCAGTCAGCGAAGGTTAACTGCGGCCAGAGTGTCGAATTTGGTCCCACCTGGTGACTCCTCGCGAAAGCGGGAGAGTCAACCGAGGCGATGATCAAAGAGTCTGGAAAGATCGGCGACGAAAACCCCTGATACGAGTTTGAATCCTCGTAAAAGTTGGTTCTCGTCTGAAATCCTCCAGACCCCAGATCCAGGTTCCTGAGGCGCTGTTTATCCGAAGAGGAAATCTTCTCATTTCTGAGAAGCCTCTGGACAACAGGCCACAAGGTGTCAGTGGACACAGTTGTCTGTGCCCCCACGATCGAATACGGATAAGTGGTAGTGGAGCCCCCTGCGGGGCCCCCCACGTGTCCGTATCCGGTTCCCGACTTGAAATAGATATTTCGCTGTCGGGTTGTGGTTCCAGTGTAGATGCTGATCCTCCTCACGGGGTGGTCACCTGTTGACGAAGTTGCCAATTCCGGCAACAAGCGACAGAAGACAGAAGGGATGACGATGAGTGAGACAGACCCTTATGAGGTCCATTTCACAGCGGCAATCGGATACGTGGCTTTACCCTTTGTTAGGGTATGCACGGCTTTCGATTGTGAGCTGCCACATCCTTGGTGGTTCTACTGGATCAAGTTCGGTAAGAACTTGACAGCGAGCCCCCATGGCGACGATGGCGACTGGGTAGAATCTCCCGATGGGAAGAGACTAGTGCCAGGCAATCATCAGAGTGACAGCCAGAACGAACAGGGGTAAAGTAGGCTTCATAGAAGCCCACAAGAGGTGGACGGCATACCAGCCTTTAGGGGCTGGTATGCTGTACACTCTCCTCAGTCGTTCGCCCTCTCGGGCTGCGACTTCAGAGATGAGGGCCTTACGGTCCTCACTCCAGTACTCCAGTGGGTGTACAGGATCTCTCCTGTGCTTCATTGAAGTACCCCCCATGTGTTCGTTCCCCTTCATCGAATGGGTGATGAAGTTACTCATCATCCCCTGTCGGTGATCACACAGCAGAAGCTGCACAATGCACCGGGGAGGCCCTTTAGGGGCC